TAGAAGAAAATTCATATTTTAGAACCCCAGTTACCGGTACTGCCAAAAAATCATCCAGAGTTATTGTCAATGCAGACGACCTTGCTAATCTCACAATAAGACAGTTTGATGATGCGGGAAACGTTATTGGTGATGGCATTAAATTTGGAAGTAAGGAATTTTTAGAAAATGCAAATCTAAACAGATTTATAGATTCAACAGTTCAAGCAGCAGACTCACAATTAGAAGATACTATAAACAGAGCCTTTGTTCCTAAGGGTTTAGCTAAAGAAACTACTGACGATTTAGCTGAACAAGTTTTAGCTGGAAATATTAGAGCTTACAATAAACTTAAATCAACGCCAGGTTCTTTTATTAACACTCAAATGCAAGATGAAGCAAGAACTTTAGCTAGAAATATTTTTGGTGAAAAAAACTTAACTTCAGTTAATCTAACAGAAAGAATGCAGCAATTATCTGAAGTTGCAAAACTCACAACGCGAGAAGCTAGAGAAGAAAAGTTAATCGAGTTTGCAGGCAAAGCAGATCCAAATGTTGTTATTGCAAATTATAGAGCTACCGTTGGAACGATAGCAGAAGAAATAAGTCAAACAGGCATCATAGGAATGAAAATAACAGGAGATGCCGCAGTAGAAACCATAAATCAAGCAAGATTAGCTCAAGGTATTTCTGGCGTAAGGGATACTGACGTGGCATTAAAGGGTAGGGTTCATAGACTCATTGATGTATTCAAAACTGAAAAAGACGGTGTAATTGGTTTTGCAACGTCTGGATCAGTAACTGAAGATATGGATACAGCAGCAAGAGCTCTTGTAGGTGAAACAGTAGATCCCGGTATAGCAAGAGCTATGGAAGACGCCGCTGCAAAAACAGCTCTTATTAATTCTGGATCACTTGTAGAGTCTATTAATCCAACACTACCAGGCCTTAGTGAAGGTGAACAGATTGCTACCGATGCAATAGCATTAGGCAGAAGAGTATATGAATCCAATAAAGGAAAGTTTGCATTAGGCGCTTTAGCCTTAGCTGGAGCCGTTACTGGATATAAAATGGCCAAAAGAGGAAACGAAAATGATCTTTATGACGCTACTATGGGACCAGCACCAGTTGAACAAGGGCAAAGGCCTTATGGTATACAAGAAGCATTAATGGGTAATGGTCAGACTTCAAGAAGAAGAGATCCATTATTCACAGCTGGTGTTGTAGGAAATTTAGATAGACAAAAAATAGGTCATACATCAATGGGTTCTAATAAAAATAATCATTTATTTGGAGATAGATAAATGGCACTTCTATCAAGCATAGGTAAATCTATATATAAAGGAGCTACCACTAAAACTGGAGCAGGCCTTATTATAGGAGGCGCTGCTATGGCGGGGCTTGCAAAAAATGCTGCACCAGCAGCAAGAGATGCTGCTATGGATGTTGCTTTTGGTGATCCTAATGCGGATGAAACTTTTCTCGGAAGAAAGCTAACGCCTGGTGCAGTCTTTGATGCAGCAATTCCAGGTTCTAGTACAGGTAGGAACACAATGGCCGCTATGGGCCTAGGAGCAACGCTGGGAGGCGTTGTTGGTGGCATGGCTAAAGGTTTTAAGGGTGGAGTTTTGGGAGCAGCATTTGGAGCAACAGCTGGATTAGCAGGAAGTGCTGCAATGGGAGTTGGTTATATAAATAGAAATGAAAGATTCATAAATGAATCACCGTATGTTGGGACTAGAAGATTAAACAGAGACATGACTTATGGTGGAAAACTTTATGGTCAAAGAAACACTTCATCGCAAACCGCGCAAGAACTTAACGCAGACGGAAACATAGTACTCGGCTTACATAATTTAAGAAGGGGCGGTTAACCATGAGTGATATGAGTGGAATGACTGACGAAGCTCCTCAGATTCCAGGAATGATGGGTAAGGGTTTAGGCGCCCTTGAAGCAACAGCGGGAATACAAAATCCACTGTTGTTATTTGGCTATGGTGCATACAGAGCTCAAAATACAATTCTTAAAGGTGGATTTTTAGATAATAAAGGAGGACGTGGATTAGCTGCTAGGTCTAGAGCAAAGTTTAGACCTTTCATAGGAAACGCATTAGATCCACTTGGTCCACAAGGCGCAAGTCAATTTGTTGGCGGAACAAGACTTAAGCCAACGAGACAAAGTTTAAGTCAGGGAAGAATCTTTACACCCACCAGAAGAGGAGAGCGTTTAGCAAAAGGTCGGAAGAGCTGCAGCTAGATCTGGTGTAGATGATTTAAATAAAGTAGGGTCTAACTTTAAAAGATTTAGAAGAGGAAATCTAACTGCAAACCCTAGAGCATTCTTTAGAGACCCAAACCTTTCTAGATTTGGAGCTGGTTACAATAAAGGATTTATGGCACCAAATGCCGGTGGAGCATTAGCTTCATTAGGTAACATGTTGACTAGAACTTCCAAAGATTCAACACCAGCATTTAGTGGTGGAATCATCGGAAGAATGGGAGCTATAACTAAACTAGAAAGAAGAGCCGCAAAAAATGCAACTAGTAAGTCTGTTCTACGTGGAGATTTAAATCTAGCGAGAATATCCAAGATGAACGGCAAAGGTTTGATGGCCAATGTAACTAGAACTGGTGTTATAACTCAAAATATTAGTCCTTTTGCAGGAACAGCATACTCTAGTATAGTTGCTCCGACAACAGTGAGAACAGGTAGTGCTATATCAATAGCATCAACTCCATTAGCAGGATTAGTATCCAAAGGAGGAAAAGAAGCTCTTACAGTTGGTGAGCGCAGATACATGACGATGATGGGTGTTAATGCTACAAAATCAAGAAACTTTATGAACGCAATATTAACACCTGGTGGTGGAGCAGAAATGCGAACTGCAATGGGAACAGCTGGAACAAAAGCTTTTGGTATAACCAATATTGCAATGACGGATGCAGCTGAAAAAATGATCAGACCTTTAGCTGGAGCTCTAGGAAAAGATGCAAGACTACTTAATACAGCTTTGAATAGAGGAATTGGAACTGGTGCAGGTTTTGCATCTTCAATGGCTGATGATGTCGTTAAAGCTAGAATGGGTACAATAGCTACTGAAATAGTGGACAAGGGAATAATAAAGTCACTTGGAACAAAAGGAGCTTTGTCTGCAGTTAAACACGGTGGAGCTAGAGTTGGTTTAGCTGTAGCTGGAGAAGCAGCTTTGGCAGCTGTTCCTGGTCTTAATTTAATATTTGCAGCAGACATGGCATATCAGCTTGCTAAGCTTGGTGGATTGGCTGTTAAAGCTGGAATTAACTTTGGTAAAGATGGAATGAAATCAATGCAAGGTAATATGAATAGCGGAATCTTTGGAGCAGGATATAAAGATGATGAAGTTAGAGCAACCTCTAGGGCTAGAGGTGTTGCCGCAATTCAGAACAGTAGGCTAAATGCTAGATCATTGCTTGGATCAGAAGGTGCGATGATGGCTTCGCATTTCGGGTAGAATATACTATGGACAAAACTCAGGAATTTCGTAAAAGACTAGAAGGTTTATCTAGAGACGATCTTTTAGAAATTATCAATGCTCAAGATCCAGAATATTCAAAACAAGTAAATAGAATTGAATGGGTTTTTAAGAACAAATTAAATCATATAAATTGGGCTGATGGAACACCAGTTGAAGGCAGAGAATTTACAAATAGAGAATTAGCTTTATTGATTGACGAACCTTTTGAGGTTGATAATAATCTTTTGGACATGCGGAATATCTGCTGATCAACAAAGACAAATACATCTATCTAAGGATCCATGTAGATGGGCAAAACATTTTCTTCAAGCAGAAACAAGAGTTTATCAAACTTTGATTTTGCGCGATCCAGCATTAAGAAAAGTATTAAGAGCAGGTCGTCGTTTAGGAAAAACTTTCAGCATGGCTATTGCTTTACTCCATTATAGTTACACCCATAAAGATGGAAGATGTCTAGTTATTGCTCCAATGAAATCACACGTTGAATTAATTTATCAAGAAATTCTTAGATTAGCTTCTAAGAATGAAATAGTAATGAATTCAATTACAAGAAAAGTAACTAGTCCTCAGTTTATGATTCAATTTTCTAATGGCTCTACAATTAGGTTCTTCACATCTGGTATGCGCTCAGGTGGAAAGTCAGACGTAGCCCGTGGTCAAGAAGCACACATAATTGTGTTGGACGAAATGGACTACATGCATGCAGATGACCTTGACGCGCTCTACGCGATGTTACAGAAGACCGCAGAAGATCAACCGGACAAAATACTCATTGGAGCTTCAACACCAACTGGTAGAAGAGAAAGATTCTGGGAATGGTGCAGAAGCGCTAGATTCCAAGAGTTTTGGTTTCCGTCATATTGCAACCCATATTTTTCAAAAGAACAAGAAGATGAATTTAGAGAGCAATACTCAGAAATGGGTTATCGTCACGAAATTGAAGCAGACTGGGGCGAAGACGCAGAAGGTGTTTATCCTAGAAAGTTTATAGACAAAGCTTTTATAGATCCATCTTGGGATTATACACCTGAAATACAATCAGCTAGATCATTTTATACAATTGGGGTTGACTGGGATAAATACGGCGCTGGAACAAACATAGTTGTATTGGAAACCTGCAATGAGAACTATGAAGATGAAAGATTTAGAAATAAAGTCAGAGTTGTGTATAGAGAAGAAATTCCCAAGTCTGAATATACTTTAACGAATGGAGTTAATAGAATAGTTGAATTGAATGAATCTTTTCATCCAAAGCATATTTATGTTGACCGCGGATACGGAGAAGTTCAAGTTGAGCTACTTAGAAAATATGGAACAGAAAACCCAAAATCAAATCTTAGAGACAGAGTTAAAGGAATAGGTTTTGGTGAAAGTATAGAGATAAGAGATCCATATACTAAGCTTCCAATTAAAAAAGAAATTAAACCATACATGGTAGACAATCTAACTCAATACCTTGAAAGAGAAGCTATTTTATTTCCAGCTTCAGACGAAGAACTTTATATGCAGCTAATTTCATATGTTGTTGTTAGAACCACCCAAATGGGAAGACCTATATTTGAAGCTGGTGGATCAGCCATGGATCACGCGCATGATGCTTTAATGTTAGCACTTCTTGCTATTACTCAAAATTATGGAGACTTTAGTAAATTAAAAGTGGCAAGAAATACAGAGAGTTTTTCAAATACGTTCTTTATGCCAAAGACAAGCAGTGCATCTGATGATGGGGATAAAGAAGCGCCTGCATCTGGTATCATGGTAACCACTAAGAGAAACTCTAACTTGATGCCAGGTATCAGAAAAGGGAGACCTGCAAAACGTGTTTCTAGAAAAATGTTTTAGGTAAAAATATGTCATTAGTTAACAATATAGACAATCAACTTTCAACAGAGCAAAAGGTAACATTAGATTATTCAACAACTGAATCATCTTCTCGTAGCTCAACTGAATCAGTTTTTGCTAAAAAGGGACCAAATTCGATTCTTTTCCAAGCCGGAGTATCATATGGTAACGATCAGCCATATTCAGTCCCCTTACATTCTCTTAAGCAGGAAGCAAAAAATAGCCTTTCAGACCTACTTAAATTTTTAAAAGATTTAGAAGATTTATTAAGACAAGTAAAACTAGATCCATTAAATAATCCAAACTTAGAAGAAGCACACGCCTATGTATGGGATGAAATTAATAAAGTTGATCATCCATATCCTAAAATAGAAATAGAAGGATATGCAGGTACCTTGAAATATCCTAGGCCACCTTTTATATGTTTTGACCAATATCTTTATGCGGAAGGAGTTCAAACAAGAGGTTATAGAAAATTTGTAAAAGAATATGATAACTTAATATCAAATACTACATTTGGTCACATCTACGATTTTAGAGAAATTATTAAGTACTTAGTAAATGAAACTAATTGCATCATAAATTCATTAGGTGCAGATTTTGGAGATAACTATGAAGATGACTCACAACAGCAGGTCGCGTCGTACTACTTATACTGGCTCAAAATGGCAATCCACTATAAGGAACTCTTTGCCCAATCAATCAAATCATCCCCAACAGGTTTGCCAGAAACCGAAGTGGATAAAACAACTAAAAAGCAAGCCGCTCAATTTCAAGCATTTTTTTCTATCAAAGTAAACTCTTTAACAAACATGATAGATAGTCAGTTAGATACTCTTCATAAAGATTTGGTAACTAACTGCAATGTTTTCTACAATAAGTATTTAAGTCCATCATTGAGATTTAAAACAAAAGTTGTTGCCGATTTTGCTTTAGACATAAGAACTACAAATATGAAAACAGAATTACCTAGCTTATCAGAAGAAGCAGCAATAGCGCTTTTAGCCGCAGAGGGTAACTTTAAATCAATTTTAACTGACTTGCTAGAGAGAAGAAATAATACATCTGCAAAGATAGACTCTTTATATCAATCTATAGTTCAAAGAAGAAAATACACAAGCTTTATATCTCAGCTGTCTACAAAAGCTGTAAATAGAGAAAGAATTGTCACTACAGAAACAGATTCAAATTATGCCTCTTTGCTTTCTGGTTTATTTGTAGATGAGTCTCAAATTAACTCACTAAAATCTAGTCACTCTTTATTAGATGACTTAAGCGAAGATAGCCATCCTCAGTATTTAATGAAGTCTGGTGGAGTAATAGTTGGAGATATAACGGTAGAAAATGCTGCAAAGATAGACGGAGTACAGATAGGTGAACATTCTCATTCTGGCTCAGATGGATCTAAAAGAATAAGATCTATAGATATAGATTATGAGTCGGTAAGAAATGAAATTAATTTACAGCAAATAAATTCAGCCGCAAAAGAAGTTGTTATCAAAATTGATTCCATCACACCTGATATACTAATAGGTGGGGTTCCAGTTGCAGATGTAAATATCAGCATCGATATACCAGATGAATTTAAGGACAAATACGATTTTGAAATATTATACATAGAGTTGTGACATGAGCTGGTTTAAATATTTAGACAATACAAGCAATTTGGCGGCAAGTCCGCAACAAAAAGTTTATAACATTCCGCCATTAAAAAGGCGGAATAGTAATAGACCAATTAAAAGACTATATTGTTGCCAATGATTGGTTATTTACAGACATCGGAAACAATGAATTAAATTATGTATACAATTCGAGCCTTCTTAAGGTTGAGCAAGATCATTCATATTTAGTGGTTTATGAAAATTCTAATGTTTCAACATTAGAAGCTTCAACCCCTGTAGTTACTAAAATTGTTGATGGTATAATATACTTTAAGGCCGCAAAGAATCACGAAGCAAATACTATTCCAGATGGAACCTATAGTGTCTATTATGGATCTGACTATATTAAATATATTCACGCAACTCCAATCACATCAAATTCAGTAACGTCTTATGAATATGTAGAATATTCAAATGCTATTATTAATTCACTTGAAGCAAGTCCTGGCTATAGTGTCTATTACAGCGCAACTCCACCAAGCATTGACTTGTATGACACTGAAATCAATAAAAACTCTATTGGATATTATAGATTGGCATACTTCAATGATGGAACAGATTGGGTTAATAACCTGTCAACAAAAGTTGGATCTAAGATAGTCGGAACTTTTAGTGGACCAAATATTAAAATAACTGGTGCAGTTGGACCAGGATATGGTAAGTGTAAAATTAGAATAACTACAAAATATGAATCTTCAGCAGAAACTGAAAATATAGTTTTGGACTGGTATGAGATTGATTGTTATTCAACTGAAGAAAAAGAGTCAATAATTTTTCAGAAAAATGATTTAGAATATCTTGACTATACTTTAGAAATTGAAACTTTATCAGATAAAAATATTTTATCAGGTAACAATCAAATCTATATAAGTAAAATAAGTTTTTTAAGAAATTTTTATTTCTCTTTAGATGATCAAGAAATAAATCCAGATTTGACCTTTAAGTCAATAGGAGGATTAAGATAATGGCTACTATTAAAAAAACGATACAAAATTTAAAACCTGGAAAACAATATCTTTTAACAGTTAAACCAAAAGATGTAGAATTAAATGTTCTATTAGATCCAGCTTCAGCTGTTAGATTTACTGTTCCAGCTGACCTTACTCAGCCGGCAGAACTTGGTGATTTAACAATAGTCGGCAACTACAAGTCGATAATGATTAGCTTTAATCCCTCTAATGAATCAGACTTAAGAGGATACAACTATGAGGTTTATCTTCCTGAAGACATTAGTCAAAGTGGTTCAACTTATGTTATTAATTCTGGAGCAACTCCATATCTTTCTGGCTTTTCCTCCTCAAACGTTGTAGCTGTTGATGTTCCGCAAAACTCAGAAACAACAAATCAGGTAAATGCGAACACTGGAGTCACAACTGTCGTTACAACAGAAAAGCTTTACTTTGCTAGAGTGCAATCTATAGATACATCTAGCAACAAATCTGCATGGACACCAATTGTGGCATCTACCGCTACAACGCTTATAGATTCTGCACACATTGTAGATCTAACTGCGTCTAAGATCACAGCTGGAACAATTGGTGCACACACTATTACAATGGCTGGCGCAACATCTATAATCAAGTCATCTACATTTAATGGAGTTGATGTTGGTGGCGGAAGCTATGCAAATGCTACGACAGGTTGGTTGATCAACGGTAGTGGTAGAGCATACTTCTACGATGCAACAATAGCAGGAAGTATTGACATTGGTGGATTTGACTCTGGATCTTTTCACGTTGATAGTGATGGAAATCTTTGGTTGGGTTCTGGAACCTTAGTTGGTGCTCCGTTCAAGGTTCTAAAAGAAGGTGATGTTACAGCCAATACAATAACCACTAAAAATTTAACGTTAACTGGTAATACAGTGATAGCAAGTAATTCAAAAATTTTTCTTGGAACAGGCGTTTACAATAATACTAATACTCCATTTTATGTTGATGATGACAGCCAATTTTCCTTAGGTAATAAATTAACTTGGGATGGCTCAACACTTACAGTAAGTGGAAACGTTAACATCACAGGCGGTAACACTCTTACGCTTATTAATGAAGCACAGTCAGATGCAGACATAGCTTACAGTACTGCAATTAGTGCACAGGGTATTGCAATATCTGCACAGAATACCGCAGACGACGCTTACTCAGAAGCTTCAACTAAAATAGGTCCAGGAACACTTATTGCCGAAATAAATGGAGCAGCTACAACAATTAATGGCGATCAAATCACCACAGGAACACTAAGTGCCGATAGAATTTCTGGAGGCACAATAGCAGCTTCTACTAGTTTTAATATTCGGAGCTGGAGCTACGATCCAAAGCTCTAATGGTCTTTTTACCGTAGATGCTGATGGGTCAGTTTTTTTAAACGCAATCTTTACGAGTTCTGGAAATATAGCATTTTCTTGTGGTGGGTTTAATACAAACTTTATAAATGTTAATAGAGTTAGAGTTAACGGAGATGTATCAGCTGAATCATATATAACAGCTTCAGATGTCAGGTTAAAAAATTCAATAACACAGATTGCTCCAACATTAAATTTTATAAATAAATTAAATCCTGTTTCTTTTTATTTTAATAAAATAAATAACGAAGAAAACATTCTTGATAATTCAACAGTAGAAAATGAAGGTAGAAAAAAACATTTTGGTCTTATAGCTCAAGAGTTAAAATTGGCTATGGATGAGAGTGGTTTTGATGGGGAAAATTATTCAATTTGGGATAAAGATAATAACACCATACAGTCAGTAGCATACGTGGAGTTGGTTCCGCTTTTGATTAAAGCTATTCAAGAGCTATCTACAAAAGTAGAAGAACTTGAGTCTAAACTTAATCAATGATATAATAGTAAAATGTCTAGAATAAGCAAGCAAGAACAACAGAAAACTGGTATAATGGAAATTTCTCAATCAGATATTAATGACTCTAATTTAGATGTTAATTTAGTTATAGCTGTTTTTCAAGAAAAACTTAGCAGCTTAATGACTGATTTAGTTATAAAAGAAGCAACAATTAAACAACAATCAATTATTATTCAAAGATTAAAAGGACAAATGTAAAATGAGTGATACACCAGAAGTAGAAGTAAAAACAGAATTTGTAGTTGAAATTAAGATTAGCGATAAGAATCTATCTTACAAGAGTGACTTTACAGAAGCTGAAACAGTTTTCTGGCTTGAGGCTGTAAAGGATCTTATTATCAAGAAGACCTTTGAAGCAGCAGGAATTTTAGAAAAACAATAAATTACAGCCTAGACAAATTGAGTCTACTATTAGATATAGGCTTAAATAAGGACGTACCATGGCAATTAGGGATTACCTACCATTTCAAACAGTAGACAAAGATCTTACTTTTTCTGACAAGGCTTTAGCGCCAGAACAAGTAAAGGGTCTGTCTAAGGCTATGAAAATAGCATCGCTTGCTCTTGGTTTTCAGGGTACCAATTATTACTTCAATAATAGAGCTACCTTTGAAAGACCAGCATATGACTTTGAAAGGTTAATGCAAGCTGTTGATACGGACTCTTATGTTAAGCAAGCTATGTCTAAATATAAAGATCTTTTCTGGAAAGAGGGTTGGGAAATAGTTTCTGAAAACCCAGAAGCTATTTCTTATCTTCACCAAAGAATAGATTTCATGGAAATAGCAATGAAGAGACCATTTGTTGATTTCTTAATTGAAGTCTCAGATCAACTCTTTAAATTTTCTAATGCTTTCATTGTTAAAGCAAGAGGTGATTTAAGCGAATATTTTCCAGACAAATTAGCACCTATGACTGGAGATCTTCCAGTAATAGGTTATTACTTAATCCCTACTGAACAGGTAAGAATATTTAGAGATAAGCACAACAGGCCTAAGTCATATAGACAAGAGACAGACCCTCTTACTTATATGCCGCTTGAAGGAAATCCAGTTTGGACTGCAGAAAAAGTAATCCATCTTCACTTTGATAGAAAAACTGGTAGAGCATTTGGTACTCCGTTTTTGATCAATGTATTAGACGACGTTATTGCACTTCGTCAAATTGAAGAAGATATTCAGAATCTTGTTCACAGAGAATTATTTCCACTTTATAAGTATAAGATTGGAACTGCAGAACAACCAGCTGAGCCAGAAGAGATTGAACAAGCAGCTATAGAAATAGAAAACTTAAGAGCTGAAGGTGGATTGATTCTTCCGTTTAGACACGATGTTGAAGTCATTGGATCACAAGGATCTGCTCTTGATGCAAGCCAGTACTTAAATCACTTTAAAGAACGTGTTGCAATTGGATTGGGTGTTGCACCGCATCACCTTGGAATGTCAATGAATGGTGGTAACAGATCTGTTACTGAAAGATTAGACGTTGCGTTATACGACAGAATTAAGCAGATGCAGAAGCTGTTTTCGGAGATGGTAAGACTAAATATATTTAATGAATTATTGTTTGAAGGTGGTTTTGATCCAATCTCAAATCCAATGGAAACTGGAGATTCGGATAGATGCTACTTTAAGTTCAAGGAAATAGATGTTGATACACAAGTTAAAAAAGAAAATCACGTCATTCAAAAATATGTGTCTAATCTAATTACATTAGATGAAGCTCGTATAGAATTAGGATATGATTCCGATATTGACATGAATAAGACGCACGCATCAATACAAAGCGATATTCAAGTTGACGCAACTAAAGCAACTGCCCAAGCTCAAGCTAAGGCACAAGGGACAGGTAAAGCACCTGAACCAAAAACATCTGATGGTCAAAAATCCGCTGGTCCAGGGCAGAAAAATACGCCAAATAACAGAAGGGGCGTTGGTAATGCTATGAGACCAATGAATCAAAATGGAAGAAAAACTTCCCCGGATATTAAAAGATATGATAATAATTTTCTATCAGTAATTGAATCTCTGTTGGATAGCGAGTATACTGTTATAGAGTCAGACGTTGAAAAGGATAAGAATGATGTTTAATGTAAATGATAAGATCACAAGTAGCGATAACACAGAAGCAGATGCTCTTTTAGTATTTAGAAAAGCAGTTA